GAAGATGAAATTGTTACAGTTCTGTTTGGTGATGGAGTGTCAGGTGTTATTCCAACACTGTACTCAGAGATTCGAGCAATCTACACAGTTGGTGGAGGATCTTTTGGTAACGTATCTTCGGACACCTTGACTGTTATTGATTATGTGCCAGGACTATCTGAGATACAGACCTCAGCACTTCAAAGCATAATCTCTGTCTCAAATCCTGATCCAGCATTAGGAGGATCAGATCCAGAAGAGACTGATCAAATTCGCTCTGCAGCCGCTCTTGCTCTTCGTGCAAACAATCGAGCAGTAACATTACAAGACTACGCTGACTTATCTCTTGCAGTAACTGGTGTAGGAAAAGCAAATGCGGAAGCAGCAGTATGGACATCAGTCACCGTATACGTGGCTCCAACCAGAACAGCGGTCGACTCAGACCTGGCACCAGGGTTAGATGATGCTGGAGATCCAACGGTTGAGTGGACTAACCTCTCAACAGATGTTGAAGATTACTTAGCAGACAAGATCTTGTTAGGGACAACAGTCACTGTATCTCCACCTGTATACGTAGACATCACAACAAGTTTTACATATACAAAACTGAACCAGTACACCTCAACAGAAGTTGAGACTGCAATTAAGAACAGGCTACTGACTGATTTTGGATACGTAGGAATGAACTTCCAAGACACTATTTATCCACAAGACCTTGAGTTTGTGTTGCAACAAGTACCTGGAGTAAAGACCGCTAAGGTTACACAACTGTTTCTTACAGGAGGATCAGCAGCGCTTAATGCCTCTCTAGTAGGTGGGGCAGATGAGATCTTCCGTTTACTGGAAGAGAACTTAAACATCACTGAGGCGTAATGGACATCAAAAGATTTTACGGAGTTTATAGAGGGGTTGTTGTTGATCGCAATGACCCTGAAAATTTACGAAGAATAAAAGCCAAAGTTCAAATTACAGGGTCTGAGGTAACTAACTGGATTTGGCCTGTAGAACCATCCAGTATCCATACAGAAGTCCCCGTAGTTGGACAAGGGGTATGGGTAACATACCTAGGAGGAGATCCTGAATACCCTGTCTGGTTGGGGTCTTTTGGAAAAAATCAAGGGCCTAATAAACAGATACTTATAAAGCCTCTGGAAAACTCGGTCTCATTAACAGGGTTGACTGCACACATAATTGTGGTTAACCAATCTGACGGAACATCTGAAGTGGATTTAACAGCAACCTTGATGGCTCTTGCTAACAAGGTTAAGACCCTTGAAACCAAAGTAACTACTCTTGAAGGAAAAGTTGCAACATTAGAGGGCAAGGCCCATACCCACCCGTAGTTCAGGCAGTAAATAGGCGGCAAACCAACGAAAATAGACACATTGAATTGAAAGGAAGACCGTGACAGCCACATACCCAGCATCGATTAAGTCATTTAGCACCAAGACAGACTTCATCGACACAGTCCTTGCTGAGCACGTCAACACTCTGCAAGAAGAAGTTAACTCAATTCAAACAAACCTAGGTACTCTTATCAAGACTGGTTCTGGATGGGTCGGAAACTTTGATGTAGTCACAACAAATTGGAATACCTTAAAGGATCGACTAGCCAATATTGAGTACGGACTGTACGACATGTACACCGCTGTTCCTACAGGAGGTGCTACTGGTCAAGTCCTAACTAAGACCTCTGGCTCTGATTACGCAACCCAATGGTCAACAATTAATGCCCTACCTTCGCAGTCAGGTAACAGCGGTAAGTACCTAGTAACCAATGGATCGACAGCCTCTTGGACTACAGTAGTCACTGGCGCAGATCCTTTGAGCGCCTTCCTGCTTGCTGGCTGCTAAGGAGCGCTTAACTCGTGGCACGTTACGGTAATGTTAGTTATGCAAGTGCAAAGTATGGCCTACAGCCACGTCTTGCTTTCTCTGTTGAACCAATGGATTTGGTTGTCTTGGACTTTACTAAGACTCGTGTTGGATGGCAAAGCCCAACAGGAAACTTTACAAAGATTCGTCTAGTAAGAAATCAATCAGGATTCCCAGAAACAGCAGAAGATGGAATTGTAATTTGGGAAGAATCTGCAACTGAAGGAACTGTAAGTAGATCAATATTTGTTGACTCTGATGATGCTGAAGTTGTAATCCCACCTATTACTTCTGGTCAACAAGTCTATTACCGCATGTTCTTGTTTATTGACGCTGGATACTGGGTGGTTGCTGGACAGATCACCGACACTGTTCCTTCAAATCACAATGCTCAAAAAAGAGTTATGGATATTATTCCAAAAGTTTTTACAAGTCAGATCCAAAGCCCATTAGGTGTTACAGATGAGAACTCAACATTGTACGCATTTATGGAAGGTATGTCATTCACCTATGAACAACTCCTGACACAAATTGATTTGCTACGACCAAACCACTCATTTGAATCTGGCGCATTTGCGTTACTTCCTATTGAGACACTGAACTTTGGTTTAGATCTAGAACCCAACCTTCCAGTACGAAATCAGAAGCGCCTTATTCGTGAAGCAATCTTTATGTATACACACAAGGGTTTATCTAACGGTATCCAAACCTACGTAGAGTCTTTGACGGGGTACGCACCAACAATTACGGTTTCTCCAAACCTACTACTGTCTGTACAAGACAGCACGTTCTATGATTCTGTTGGAAACTGGACAGCAACTAACGCCACTATCACCTCAAGCACAGAACAAGTAGCAGACACTGGCGACAACGTGATTGATGGGACAGATACATGCAAGATTGTTGCAAGTAACTCAGGGCTCATGAGTCTTGGAAATACATTGCCAATTACTAAAGGTGTTCCAGTTACGGGTGGCACTGAGTACATCATGTCTTTGAAGTTAAAGTCTCCAACAAGTGCTGGCAACATAACTCCACGCATATCTTACTACGATAAGAATACAACCCTATTGTTTAGCAAAGAGGGTACAGCAGTTGCAGCAAACAACACTTGGAAAAGTGCAAGCCTTGTAACGACTGCACCAGCGGCTCAAACAGCAGTTTTAACAGGAGCAGTAGGATCATCAGGATCTGTTGTCTACACTACAGACGATCCTCACACATACCTTGTCGGTTCAGTAGTTACTATCACAGGTTTTTCTACAACCGCAGTTAATCTAAGTAACGTCACCATTACAGCGGTTACATCAAGTACCTTCACGGTTGCCAACGCTTACACAGGAACTGCAACAGGTACTGGTGCAGTAAAAACTTTAGAGGCGAAGTATGCATCTCTTGGAGTTTCTTACTCTGCTGCTGGAACATACTATGTAGATCAAGTGTGCGTACAAGCAGGCAATACAGTCGACTACGATGAAGCACGAGCAATCGACATCTTTCTTGACTCCAGTAAAATTAATTACATTAAGAATCCATCGTTTGAAACTAACACCAATCAATGGACTATTACAGCAGCAAGTAACACAAGAGTCTCTGTTACTCCAAGTGACATAAGTGGTGGAACAACATCACTAAACCTCAGCATCGCTTCTGCAGCCAACATAACGACAACTACTGGTTCTCTACCAGTACTAGATAAGTACTACACACTTTCCTTTTACGCAAAGGGATCTACAACAAGTACTGGAACAGTTACTCTTACACCAAAAGATAACGGTGTCGCATTAACAGCCCAAGTAGTAAGTAGTGCGTTTACCCTCAGTACTAACTGGAAGAGATTTACAGTAACAACTTATGTAGACGCCGAAGATGTTGACGTTGCGTTGACAGCGACTGCAACCATTGCGTTTAACTCATCCTCAGGAGCAACGGTGTGGGTTGACGCTGTTCAATTAGAAGCATCTCCATTTGCCTCCGACTACTACGACGGAAACCTTGCCTCACAATTTGGTGCTGTGTGGGAAGGTACCGCTAACGAATCCCCTACACACCTGTACCCTAACAAACCTTTTAAGATACCTCGTCTGGCACAGACCCTAGATAGTTGGGTTCCACCTAATTCTTTCTGGCGTGTTCGTTCTTTTGCTGGGGTGGAGTTTACCAACCTGACGGTGTAGGCTCCAGGTCATGATTGACCTAC